ATAATGGGGTACATAAGTGTGATAATTCAAACTATAGAGCTTTGAAAGGTACAGGAACATTAGTAGATGATCAACAAAAACCAATTAATGATCCAAGTAAGTGGTGTTCTGATTGGTTTGAACCAATTATATAATTAAACACAGACTATTTATAAACATGAAACTATTTAATCTAATACCATTAAGAGAAGTAGAAGAGGATAAAACATCCCCTGAATTAATTGCTACTCCATACTTCCGTGAATTTCAAGTAAAACATGGATACAAACCCTTATTTAAGTTCATTGGAACTAAAAGTGAGGAACATGTATTTGTAGCTGATGTTACAGATTTTGGTATGTTTGACTTAATTGTTAAAGATGCTAAGATTTATGCAAAGATAACAGAAAAATATGCAGTATTTGGAATGGTATATACAATGACTGGTTTAACCAGACTTGAAGCTACTATTTGTAAAATGAATCAAAAAGATGGTAAAATTGAAGTAGTGATGTTTGATAGCAAAGATAAGAAAAACTTTGATGCAAAAACAACAAATTTTTTAAAATTAATTGACGATGAGAAATAATAAAAAAGCAACTTTAGCTGAGAACGTATTACGTAAATATATCCGTAATGAGATTAAAAAACTTATGGAAGCTGATGAAGAGCAATCAACAGAGGAAAAGCCAGAAGCTAAACCAGCTCCAAAGCCAGAACCAAAATCAATTGAAAAACCTAAACCAGAACCAGTAGAAGATGATGAGGAAGGTTTAAATGCAGACTTTGATGCTGCTACAAGTCGCTATGTTGCTAAATTAAAAGATAGTGCAAACTCAGTAGAAGAGTCAGATCTAATCGAAATGGTATCAACCATCATTTCAGCATTTGCAGGATCAAGCGAACAAAAACTAAATGTATTAAAAGCAATTAAAATAAATATCGTACACTAATGAAACTATCTCAACTTAGAAAAGCAATTCGTGAAGAAATTAAAAAATCTTTAAATGAAAACTACCGTGATCCAAAAGAAAACGTAGCCATTTTACATGGTATGTTAAACAAAGGTGGTAGAGATGCAAAACGTGCAAAAGATATTATCAAAGACATTAAGGATGAATTGAGTGTTATAATGAGTACTACCGATCCAAAAGCTAATTTAAAATTAGTGACTAAACTTCCTGAGTTAGATGAGTATTTAGATGATGCTATTGAAGATGCATTAGATAATGGAATGGGAAGATTTAAAGGAATGTCAGGTAGTATGGCAGGTATGCGTGAAGTAACAGCTTTACCTACTGATATGGAAAAGATTGAGGATTTCATAATGTCATCTCCACAATTTGAGACAATGAGTACATCTAAGATTAAAACAGCTGCTAGAGATATGTTTGATGAATGGAAAGCAGTAGCAAAAAATTATAGAAGTATTGAAGCTTACTTTGAAGAAGTAGAAGAAAATGGTGGTGAAGAATCCTTTATGGAAAACACTTTAACAGAAGATGCAGCTCTAGTTGGTCAAATAGCATTAGGTGTTGCTGGAGGATTAGCAGGCTTATGGATGTTAATCAAAGGAGGATCTGTAGTTAGAAACGTGTTAGGTGCAGTAACATATGAACTTGGTAAAAAGTTAGAAAGAAAAGCTAAAGAAGCTGTAACAGATCGTAATAAAGCAATTGCAGTTGATATTATTAAAAAGTTTGAAGGTGATGATAAGTTAGCTGGAATGTACAAAACACTACCAGCATATTCGTCATCAAATACACAAAAAGCAAACACAATCAATAAAGAACGTACTAAACAATTAAAAGCAATTGCGGAGTATATTAAGACAAAGCTAACTCCAGAAGAAATGAAATACTTCAATGATGTGTCAGCTATGTTAAGAACAGGTAGTGTACAGACAGAAAACAAAATGAACAAAACAAGTAAGATGGTAAAACGTCTCAAAGAAGATACAGCTTATCAAGAGTTCTTTAAAAAAGCTATGGCTAAATTTAACATTAGTGCATTATCTGATTTAAAGGATGCTGACAAAAAGAAAGAATTCTTTAACTATATTGAAATGAATTACAGAGGTAAAGACGAAATGAACGAAGGTACATATCTTATGTCAAAACCAGATGTAAAATCTAAAGTTGAAATGATTATCAGTACGTTAAAGGATATTGATATTGATGGTGAGACAATGGAGTATATATTGGATGAAGTAGGTATGTCTGATCAAATGGCATCTCAATTAGGTGATAAAGTGGATGATGATGGTTTTCCGTCAATGGATGGAGGAAGACCTTAAAACAAACTAACAGTTATGAAATTAAGTAAACTAACAGCAACACTAATAATAATAATTATAGTATTAATTGTTTGCTTAGTTGTAACGGGACCTAATAAGAGTTTAGATAAATACAGTAAAGAGAAGCGTGAAATAGATAGCTTGTCTTTGCTTATTAAAGATCTAGAAAAAAGCAAACAAGAACAGTATGTTCTAATACAAGGTTATGAAAAACAGGTTATTGTGTTAGATCATAAAATAGATTCAACAGAACAGAATATTTTAGATACACGCAAATACTATGAAAAGAAAATTAAAAATACTACTAAATATACTACTACTGAGCTTGACAGCTTTTTCACAGACAGATACAAGTAGAGTCTGTATTCCAACACACAAAGCAAGAATGATTTCAGCTGATTTATTGAGAGGTGATTCAGCTATTGCTGAGTTAAAGAGCTCACAATTTATTATCAAACAGCTAAGAACCAAGTTAGAGGTTAAAGAGAACATAATCAATACATACGTTGTCTTAGATCAGAAAAATGATAAAATAATGGAAGCTTATAGACAAAAGGAAGATAAGTATGAATACATTGTTACTGGTTTAGAGCGTGATGTAAAAAGATATAAAAGAAGAATTAAGATTTTAGGTGTTACTTGTGGAGTGACAACAATAACAGTGATAGTAGGATTACTAATACGCTAAACAAGTTATAATGGAAGAAAAAAGTCTTAAGGACATAATCAAAGACGAGTACCTAAAGTGTGCTAAGTCATCATCATACTTCATGAAGAAGTACTGTATGATCCAGCATCCTACAAAGGGAAAAATACCATTCCATCTATATCCATATCAAGAAGACACATTACAAGACATTCAAGAGAATGATAGGATGGTTATCCTTAAATCTCGTCAGTTAGGTATTTCAACACTTACAGCAGGCTATTCTCTATGGTTAATTTTATTCCATGGTGATAAGAATGTATTAGTAGTTGCGATTGATCAAAACACGTCTAAGAACTTAGTAACAAAAGTTCGAGTGATGTTTGATAACTTACCAAGTTGGTTAAAGTTAAAACAAATAGAAAGTAATAAACTTTCAATGAGATTAAATAATGGATCTCAAATCAAAGCTGTAGCAAGTACAGGAACATCAGGACGTTCAGAAGCTTTATCATTAGTTATTATTGATGAGGCAGCTTTCGTTGATGGAGCTGAAGAATTGTGGGCATCTCTACAACAAACACTATCAACTGGAGGTAGAGGTATAATTTTATCAACTCCAAATGGAACTGGTAACTTTTTTCATAAGATATGGACAAAGGCAGAGTCAGGAGAAAATAAATTTAAAACTAAAAGACTTCCATGGCAAGTACATCCCGATCGAGATCAAACTTGGAGAGATAGACAGGATGCTGAGTTAGGAGTTAGATTAGCAGCACAAGAATGTGATTGTGACTTTAGTACTTCAGGTAACACAGTAGTAAGTCCTGAACTTATTACATACTATATGCAAACGTATGCACAAGATCCTATTGAAAAACGTGGATTTGACAACAACTTATGGGTATGGGAAATAGCTGACTATACTAAAAATTATATAGTGACAGCTGACGTTGCTCGTGGAGATGGTAGTGATTATTCAGCATTTCATATAATTGATGTTGAATCATGTAGACAGGTTGCAGAGTATAAAGGACAGATAACTACAAAGGATTTTGGAAACATGTTGGTAGCGATATCAACTGAGTATAACGATGCATTACTAGTTGTAGAGAATGCAAATGTTGGATGGGCAACTTTACAACAAATTATTGATAGAGGCTATAAGAACCTATATTACACGTATAAGAGCGATGTTTTAGATACAGATCGTTACCTTACAAAAGGTTATGACTTATCTTCTAAATCAGACATGGTTGCAGGATTTACAATGAGTCAAAAGACAAGGCCATTAGCAATTAGTAAAATGGAGTTGTATATACGAGAGAAAAGCTGTATAATTAGGAGTAAGAGATTGTTAGATGAATTATATGTTTTTGTATGGAAGAACGCAAGAGCAGAAGCAGCATCTGGTTATCATGATGACTTAATTATGTGTTTCTGTCAAGGTATGTGGGTACGAGATACTGCTCTAAAACTAAGACAAGCAGGTATAGATATCAACAGAGCTGCTATCAACGGAATGAAGTCAACAATCTCAGTATATAAACCAACAATGGGAAGTAATCCATGGAAAGTCGAGACATCTCACGGAGATACTGAAGATATTACATGGCTTATCTAACAACAAGACTATTTATTAAAAACAAACACTATGGCTGAAAACCAGACACTCTTTAGTAGATTACGTAAATTA